CTGCTGTTCCCAGCCCGTCACTTACGTATTTTAGTGTAACTATTCTACCTCGTATATCTGAGCTAAATCGAATTACATTGTTTATTTTGTCCACGTAAAAAGTTCCATTTGCTTGAGCTTGCTCAGGGTTTATCCCGTATCTTCCGCCATAAGCATATAATGCTAATAGGTCTGGATTGTTTACTAAATCAAAGTTACCTCCTCCTGAGCCACCTAATGGATAGCTACTACTCGAGTTCCATCTTTTTAGCGTTTCTGATTCCGCTGCAAGAGGTATATTACCATCTTGATCAAAAGTGTATTCGTACGTGTTATCTTGTATTATTGCATTTGGATTGCTTGACAAATCCGTCCTATATATTATTCTTTCTATACCTCGACTATCCACCCAAGAAAGCTTGGTGTAGTTAACATAGTCTTGCGGTAAAATCATATACAAGCCGGGCGGGCATTCTATTTCAATAGACTTCTCCTGTGGCAATGTATCAAAGCTAAACTCTTGAATAGCTCTTTGAGCCCAATATGCAACATCAGTTCTTTTTACTTTTGTTATTAACTTGTCTTGCCCAACATAAGCTACTATAAAATTGTTTATAATATCTGTTATACTAACAAACTGATAATCTCCGTAACTTTCATCTCCACTATCCCATACCCCGTCAGGGCCTAAGTAGTATTCTTCCGGTGTTTGATTTATTAATGCCATATATTATGCTTTTTCTTGTTGGTTGGTTTGCCCTTCTATTTGATTCGCTATTTGGTATAGCCCGATGTCTTTAACTAAAAGCCCCGCAAATTCTAATATTTTAATAACTAGTTCTGTTTCTTCAGACTCATGAAGCTCAAAGTTCGTGGATTCATTTGCATTATACAGCGCTTCCCCGAAAACCATTTGATATGCCCAAGCTGCTTGAGAAGGTTCTTTTATATAATTACACGTAACATCCGTAGTTAACTCACTATTACCATATACTCTATAGCCAATGTAGTCAGCTATAAATATCGGTCTTGAATTAGATGGTTTTGTGTAAGGTGATTGGTTTATGTATATAAACTCATTAAAGTTTATTCGCTCTGCCTCAGTAGGCACTATTGTAGTCACCACTGTGTTAGGCACAGGATATAATGACTTTGAAGTTATTGTGTTATTGTACACTATGGTCCCTAATCTGTATAAGTCAGCAGGTGCAGCCCAGTGAGTTCCGCCGTATACTAAAGCGGTATTTTTTTCGAAGATGTTTATTTTTTCGTTTAGAACGTTGAGCATGTCAGAAAACTCTGTGTCATTGCCCGGCACTCTACCGAATTGGTTGATGTCGTAAAAGTATTGTTCAAATATATCTAATTGCGCTTGGTTTGCAAATAGATTAAATTCTTGTGGGGTAAGATACCCTCTTTGTTCTTTGTTGAGTATTGCCAACACTCTTTGATAAACAGTATCTACGCTTACAGCCATAATTTGTTTTTTATTTTATATAGTTATAGGCCACCTTTCAGCAGCCTATTACTATAAAGGTGACTAGTTTAGTCTTTTTTCTATTGCCTTGTATATTTCCATACCCTCGTCTGTTCTAAAGAATGCAGACAAAGCAAAGTAAGGATGCTCATCAAATGGCACTGTCATTACTTTTCTACCGGTATTTCCGTATGTAAAGGTTCTTTGATCTTGTGATAAATTTAATATACCCATTTCAACAGCTTTTGCTCCGAAACTTCTTAATTGCGTATTTTCATCCGTAGCCAATTGTATAAATAGGTTTGGATTCTTTTTAGCAAAAATCAATACATCTCTTTTGATTTCAGAAGATGATAGCTCTGTTACAGATGCACCCATTTCAACGCGTAAGATAGCCTCTGCTTCATCAACAGATAAACTCTTAGCTAGATTCAGTGCTTGTAATTCAAACTCAATCCAGTCAACCTCATTACTTGCTTGTTGCGCTGGCTTGTATTCTTCGTATATACCGGTTTTAACAGCGGGGTGATACAAAGATAATAGTTTTTGTAATACTACATTTTCTTTTGGAACACTAAGTTTGCCGTCTCTAAACACGATACGTCCCATAACTATCTGTCCTTGCTGCTCATCAACAAAACAAGATCTTTGATTTGTGGCGTATCTTAGTTCTCTTTGGTAACCTAATTCCTCGTCAAAATGTAATAAACTTTTTTTCCTACCATGTGCTGTAGGTAATGTAAAAACCAGTGGCTTTGTTCTTGTTAGCTCATATAGCCTATCCTTAATAACCCACTCATTTTTTGGTTTTTTTATTTCAGCAATTGGTTTAACAACTTGCTTCACTTCTTCCTGAGGAGCAACCTCAACTTTATTTGCTGTAGCTTTTTTAGCCATAATATAATATAATATAAATGTTAATAATGTATGACGATAGCCTGTTACTATTTAATATAACTACCTACTGTCGCTAATAGTAGTAATAACTACCCCCGTAGATTCAACGAGGGTAATCATTACAATAAACTTACTACTATGTATTTTTTAGTAATACAAAGTTGTTAGCTGCTTGAGTACACATAGTTCTTTCCGATAGGAAGTGAACATTCATTGCATCCTCGTCACTTGTGTAGTTTCCACCAACTGAACCAGTTACCCAAGATTTCAAACGTCTGTCATCAGCTTCTGAAGCTCTATAACGGATATGTAAGAAAGGTCGTGAGATGTTCTGTCCTAATTGCTGATCATATACAGTAGACGTTCCTGCTGGAACTATTACTCCTGATATGTCTGAAATAAGTCCACGAGTTGTAGAATCATTTAAGTATTTCCAGTCTGTCTTGTAGAAATCGTAAGATCCTCTACGGAATCCTGAAAATCCTAAGTTCAACGCCATTTCTTCAGAGTTTTCGAATACACCGTAAGATGTACCACCCGCTCCGTAAGAATTTTGCGTAGCCAACATATTGTCAATGCTTAAAGAAGTACCACGATCTAAGAACATCATGTTCTCTTCAATCGCTCCTTGCTTATCAAGCTCTGCTAATATAGTGTCAAATTGCGCAAGACCCCCTGCGATGTCAAAGTCTGGATCGTTAAATACTAGCCCTCTAGTTTCTAATGAATCAAACAAACCTTGCATACCTGAGATAGTAGCCCCTGCTGCGTCAGTAAATGCACTTTGAGCGTTAGTGGCTTCAACCATAGACATCTCTAAGTAATCTTCAAAACGAATTCTAGACTCATGCTCAGACTTTAGGTACCATAGGTATCCTCCAGTTCCGATCTCAGTAGTAACTTCAACCCATCCAATTTGAGCAACGTCTGATCCGTTAACGGCATACTTGTCTCTTAAGATGATTGGCTTGTTACTGAAAGTTGTAAAAGAAGCGTCAACTGAATTACCAGCTAAGCTAGATCCTTTACCATATTCAGATCCATATACGAATAAGCTAAGTGGCGCTCCTGCTACTGCACCCGCTAAGGCTGCTGGCAGTTGACCATTGGCAGTATCATATACTTCAATGTTATACGTTTGTAATCCACCTGCTAAAGCCCCTACAGACTTTATGAAAGCTTTTACTGTTTCATTAGCCAAAGCTATTACTACTGTCATACCAGGTCCTAGTAATGGCACTTTGCCATCTGCTCCAGGAGAAGGTAATATAATAGTTTTAGCTGCTGCTGCACCAGAAGTAACAGTATCATAAGCAATGTGTAATCTTCCTTGTTCTGACCAAACTACTTGATCTGACGCCATTGGCATCTCAGCTCCGACCATACGTAAAAATCCAGTGATTGTTCTGTTTCCAAAACGCTCAATTTCTTTTTCGTATACCTCAGGTAAAAATTGTTTTGCCCAGTCCATATCCGCAAGAGCTAAATAGTTGTCTCCGAATAATCCTTTTACTGGACGTGGTGTTAAATGCGCTAAATTGGCTAATGTAGCCGGCGCGGTTGCAAATCCTGTTGCCATAATTTTTGTTATTTAATGTGTTTAAATTTTTTAATTCTCAGTTTTGAATCACTTCCCCCGGAATCAACAGATCTAACTGACCAACCATTCGGTGCTTTAACATCCTCGTGAACGCCTCTCGCGCCCATTTGTACGTTTTTAGAATTGGTTATACTCGTTTTCATTGCATCGGCTTTGCCTTGCTCATAAAAATGATTTGCAATTGAATCTGCATTCATAGCTGTAAATAATCCCTTGTGGTAACCCGCGGCATCTGACATTGCATTATCTTTGTCCAAGAACTTCTTGACGAAATTGTTAATGTCACTTTGGGTCTCCTTAATAGAAGGAGCGTCTTTAACTTTAAAACGGAATTTTTTTTCTCCAACCTGATAATCAAAACCTTTGAAATCTTGGTTAAAAACATTTTCTGTTTTGTTTAAAAACACCTCTGATTGCTTTTTAGCTAATTGAGTTGCTGTTTCGTTTTCTTTTGTATAGCGATTGAAAAACTCTACCGCTTTCTTTTGTTCAGGCGCTAATCTAGCACCTCCACGAATTTCTTCGTAGTACTTATCTTTCATTCCCGTTAAATGAGATTTAGCTTTTGCTAATTCTTCTCTTCGGGCTAATTTTTTTCTTTTAACATCTCGCTCTTCGTCAAATTCTTCGTCATAAAGAAAATTGTCTTCCATTAGGAAATCAATATCTTCTTTTTCTAAATGGGGCTTAGTGTTTGCGTAATATTCTTTTAGCAATTGATCCTCGTTTAAATCCTCGTAGTTTTGATTAAGCTTAACGTAATCTTCCAGTGAGCCACTGGTTTCATTCATAAAGTCCACGACCTTCTGGATATTTTCAGGTAATTCAACACCTGCGCTTGCTTCAACTATAGCTTGCTCAACCTGTTCGGTTAGCTCTTCTACCTGCTCCACAACCTCTTCTTCTGTTATTTCTTCTAAAACAGTGTCCTCGACTACAGTTTCAGATACAGGTTCTGCTGGCACCTCTGCTGGTGTTTCTGCAATCGGCTGTTCTTCAACTGATTGCTCAATAGGCGTTTCTGCCACGGGTTCAGCAAATTTACCCATGTCTAGTTTAATTGTTCCGTCGTCGCCCATTGACGTAGGGCTTGTATCTTCAACCGTAACTTCCGTTACTGGCTGTTCTACAATTTCTTGATTTTCTTCCATGATAAAATATTATATAATTATTGTTACTATTATTATTACTTAGGATCGAACGCACCTAAGCCAAATCCTCCACCCATTACGTCATTTCCTGAAGACTCAAAGTTTTTTGCTGGAGAATCGTTCTTTCGTTGCTCAATCATTTCACTTTGCTGAGTCCCTTGTATTCGCGTTCTTTGATCTTTGCGATCTTCCATTTCCGTCTCCTTGGCTTTGTTTTTGTCCACCTCGAGACCCTTAAGTTGCATGTTGTATTGGAACTCTAATTCCATTAGTTCTTTCTTAGCTTTTACTTCAGCAGACATTTCTTGCTGCTTTAAAGTGCCTTTAAGTTGTTCTAGCTGCGATTTAGTTTGAAATAAAGCCTGATCTTTTTGTATTTCTGCTTGAGCAGCAACTTGTTGTGCCTGGGCATTAGCTTGAGATTGCGCTTGTATGTTGGCTTGTTGTTCTTCCTGTAGCCTAGCTTGTCTTTGCTTTTGCTTAACCTTTAGTAATTGGTTAGCTAGCTTTATATTTCTTACCTCTCGTATATCTATCGCATCAGACAAGTCTATAGAGCCTTGTTGCAAAGCGATTTGAACATTGTTTTCGAGCATTTGAGATTCCTCTTCGTCAGGCATTAGCTCAAGAGATATTCCAAAGTCGTGCATGTACAATTCTGACATTTCCTCTAGGATACCTACATTGAATCTACCTATTTTAGTTATAAACGCTTCTTTAGCAGGGTGGTATTCTATTATATCCGATATTCTAAGTGACAAGCATTCGCAAAGCTCTCTTGTTAAATATAAACCTGAATCCAATATATGTCTTGTTGCAGTGTTTGAATTTGCTGCTGCTAACTTTTGCACCCCTACTAATGCTCTAGAATCAGGTGTAGAACCATCTCTTGCTTCGTTCAATCCAGTTACATCTCTTATCATTTGCAGATAATAGTTGTACGTGGATATTAATGTTTGTAGCTTTTGACCACCGCTGCCAGTAGGCACCTCTTGTATAGGCACTTTACCAGGATTCATATCTCCCTCTTGTGTAAATGATCTACCTATT